GGTCCGGTCACAGAATAACTAGAACCTTTGAGTAGTGTATCAAGCATCAATTGCTTACCTACAGCTACTACTAAGTTAGGAAATTCTTCTTCCCATTTAATGTTGCCATCTTTGTCACGGCAGACAACGTGATACCAGCCTTCTACGCCCATGCCTTCAGGAACTTTTGCATTGGCTTGCAACGTAGCTACTGCGTGATCTCCAAATTTAGATAGTTCGTTAGTCATTTTGACTCCTTAAGAAATTGTGATTACAGCAGTTGTTGAAGTTGCCGCTGGCCAAGTTATAGTGAAATTGTTCATAGTAATGTCGCTACCAAAGTTTAAAACGGCAACAGAATTACCTGTAGTTGAATTGTAAATTAAAGCTCCCCTTGCGGTAATAATTGCGCCTGTCCAGGTCACATTATTAAAGTAAGGAAAAGCTACGTTGTTAGCCAAATCCTGTCCCGGATTAGCAGATATCGTAATGACATTACCACCTGCTGTATATCCAGTAGCTACAACCTCATTAGTCGTACCGGCATACGTTGCCGTAGTATTGTTAAGGTTTGATAATGCTGTATACAAAGCTACCTTATAAGTATAGGGGGATGTCGTAGTAAAGTTAACCAGACCATTTAACAGGTCTGATTTAAATTGGGTAGTTTGAGTTTGAACGATCATACAGCTGCATTACCTTTGATATTAGTATTGAGCTTAGTTTGACCGTCACGGTATGCGTCGCCTCTATCAAGTCCATCACCAAGACGTTTAGCAAGACCAAGAGCTTCAGTATATTTAGTTTCGTAATACGTCACTAAATCCTGTTCACCCTTCATAAATAGCATAGCTTCACGCATAGCACCATAAAGAAGTACGGGGTCAAAATTATCGCCCAACCAGCTTGTGCCATTTGAGTTGTTAATCGTACTGACTGTAGTGGTAAAGCCAAGTCCTGATCCGCCAAGATTAGTTGCAGATACTGTCAACACATCATTCGCTGCGTAAAAGTTACCACCATTTTGTAACGTAATAGAAATTACAGAGCCGCTTGAACCTACCAAAAAGTCCGCATAAGCTCCCTGCCCTGACCCGCCCAGTAGTGGAACGTTTTGGTACAAACCTGGCACATAGCCACTACCTGCGTTGGTAATACCGGTCAATGCAGTGACAATGCCTTGAACAATTGAAGGTGGATAAAAGAAATAATGCAACTCTACGTTGTAAGACTGATCTGGAGTTGGACCAATAATACAAGATAGCTCGTTTTGGTTGCCATATTGTGGGCCAAAGATTGCATAGTATTTTGGTGTTCCTTGCGTCGTTGGATTTGGATATGCCTCGCGAATAAAGTTTACATCCTTATTAAGAAGGTAGGTAAACGGCACAGTTGTATAGTCCGACGTATAAATTGCGATTGAATATGTCGATAGCCAATCTAAAGGCAAAGATAAATAAGAATTACTTGCAGTTAAAGTACCGGTAACGTTTTTTCTGAGCGAAGCAAATTGAACGGTGTTATACACACGCTCCTCGCACTGCTGCACGAATATTGGAATATTTGCAAGAAACAAAGACTCCGTATTCTCAGCATACGCTTGGATTGTGTTGTACAACGTTTCGTAGTTCACGCCATTGGTCCTCTACTCATAAAGCCACGCTCAGCAGCGCCAGCACCACGCATCTTTTGACCATCAGTCTTAACATCGTCAGCAGCTGGGTTGCCTGTGCTTACACGCATTACTGCTTTGCCAGGACCGAGTTCACCTGCTTTTAATGTGTTTGGGTCTTTGGTTACAAATGAGTCTGTCTTTGGGCTAATACGCTCACCACTCATTTTATGTGGTGGCGCATAGTCTGCACCAGAACCATCAAATTTACCTTTGCCAACCTTAACGGCTGGGCTATTTTTTGTGGTGGGTTTCATTATTTGCTCCCAGGTTTTTGGTTACGAGCACGGGCAAGATTACGCCCCATAGCTTTCATAGCTTTACCTGTTACACCGCCCTTAGCCATTTTTTTTACGCCAAGTTTCTTCTCTTCTTTTTGGAGCATAGACTTAATTAATTTTTTGTCTTCTGCTTCATCTTCATGTTTCTTAGCCATAATTCACTCCTACGTTATCGTTACAGAATTTACCGTACCATTTGCAACCAAATAGTTTGGTGTTAACTTTCTATCAAACCCGCTTGAACCGCCAACCGGTCTCCAGCCCCATTGAATTACCCTACTACCACCCTCTGGATACCCAACCTCACTTAGCGTGTTAAGTACACCTTTTTGGGTCTGCAACCCACTGTTACCAGAACCATAATAACTTATATCAGGTCTTGGCTCACGAACCGCTTGCGGGTCGTTAACTGGGTACATACCCAATTGTAGTTGTGGATGATCTGGGTCCCAACACTCTCTGCAAACTTTAATTGAATAAGGCTTGGTCTTGATTGTCTCTTTCTTAAGCTCTACAAGTTTGTATCGTTGACCGCATCTGTCGCATTCAGCAATCGCAAACTTGCCAGAAGAATACTTACTTGGCATGACTACCTCGAATAGAAGATGTTCCTAGGAACCCAACGGATCGGGGCAGTTTCTCTGTCTTCAGTAGACGCTAGGTTAAACTGATCTTCATAGTCTTGTTTTAAGAACAATACTCGTTCAGGCATAACATCTGGCTTCTTGACGCTGACAAAATAAGCCAGCCCTGCCACAAAGCAGTTGATAAATCTGAACGGAATATCCTGGATGTTCACACCACCGCCTGCATCTTGTATGCGTCTCATGCGCCAATACACAAGCGTGTAAGGGCCACCGCCTGAATCTGGCGTAGGCCAAACGGTTAGGTTAGGCAAATACTGTATTGTTACTACTGCGCCAGCGGTGTGACCTACGGCAGTTGTGCCGTTTTGACCGCGGTAGCAATTCACAATCTGGTTCCCGCTAATATTAGCGTAACCAATAATCTCGTTGTCTAGCTGAATATACCCAGAAGAACGCAGGTTTTGCGTTGTACTAAGTGTGATTGTTGTATCTGTTGCAAGGCAAGTGCTTGCAAGGGTTATGGTTGTTGTGTCTGAGTTACCAGACTGACGGTTGTACCAAACCTGAATTGGGCGCCCAGTCGTTAATTTATTAGGTATTGTGGAATAGGTACTTTCACTAATACGGCTTAAATTAATATCAGATTGATTAGATGGGCTGGTGTTGCTTGTACGGGTTACAAGATCAAGAATGTCAATAGTATCAACTGGAACATTATAAAAAGCTTGCCCTGTAACCAGGGGAATTACGCATTCTTCAATAGTCCAAAGGTTAATGCCACGGTTTGACCACTCAATGGTCATAAGATTTATTGACCTACGCGCAGTACGCAGATCATAACCAGAACGCATCTGGAGACCGCAACGCTCATACGCCTCTTCGACTAACTCGGTGAGGTCTAAATTAAACGATGAGGTTCCAGAAGTTTGGGCCATTATGCGCTGGTAGTTGTAAGAGTAGCAGGGGCTGTTGTACTAAGCGTAGCAATGTCAGTTGTAGTCAATGTTGGCGCCACAGAAGCCACAACAGGCGCGGAAATTACAACAGGAGCTTCAATAACAGGCGCAGCAGGCTGAGCAACATCAAGGTGCTCTTCTAATTTAGCTAAAAGCGCTTTAGTTTCAGGAACAATATGCCCATGAGCAGCTAATTGCCCGTCAGCAATGTGTTTAACTAAAGCATATAGATGCTCAACATTTTCTTCAATGTGTTTGAGTAAACTCATTTTTTCTTCCTTGTTTTGGCTGAATTAATAAAATTTTGCTTGCTTGGGGCGCCTTTGCTACCAGGCTTTCTCATCTTCTCTTTTGACCCATGCTTTATACGTTCTTGCTTCGCATGAATATTGGCATAAAGTCCAACAGGGCCACCCTTTTTAGAACCCATTTCGTTTTGAGATTCCAAATCGCTTAGGTCTCTTGCGCTTTGGATGGGTTCAGCTTGGCTTGGTAGATCAAGCATTACTTGACCTTCACTAGCATACCGTTTAATTTTGCCGCCGCGTTTATAAACCTCGACATCATTCGGATTGTCCTTTCGAACAACCGTCTTTTTGTTGGGCATCTTAGATGGGTTAACTGCACCCATTCCGCGGCTCGCCATCATTTTTTCATAGCCTTACCGCCACCGCACATGGCTTTAACATGCTCATGGTGTTTCATATGGCCAGCAGCGTGCTCGCCATACATTTTGTGGTGATGGGTATGACCGCCATCTTCCATTTTCTCCATCATATGCACATTGTGTGTATGGGGAGGGCTAGATTCTTTCATCATTGGTACTTCGCGTTCCATAATTACTCCTTAACAAAATTTACCACGGGTTTTGCCTTTTTGAGCAATACCATCTGCACGAGAGGAAGCTGTACCACCAGAAGCCATCTTCTTAACAGTCTTGCCACCACGCTTCATTCCGGTGTCGCTACCCGCCATTTTTTCTTCAAGGTCACGAGTATGTCCACGTTTTTGCAACTTGGACTCACCAAATTTACCATGTTTGTTTGACCCTTTTTCTACATCTTCAGACATAGTACGGGGTCCCATAGTTTCACCACCTTTAGCCATTTTTTTCATAGTTCCACCTTTTTTCATACCAGGAGTTGGGGCCATGCCACCCATACCAGCTTGAGGGGGCATAGGAGCTTCAGCCATTGCAGGAGCAGGAGCGCCCATCTCTGGACGTGCTGCGGGACGACGTTTAGCCGCAATCATTGCAGCTACCATTTTTGGGTCAATCTTTGGCTTCATATCACCACCTTTTGAAAACTTTTTACTTTTGTCAGCATCGCTGAAATCTTTCCCAACGGATTGTGGGATACCTACTTTCTTAGCAAACGATGGATTATGAGCCACCGCTTCCATAAGNTTATGTTGNNNTTTACTACTGCTGGGCATTTTTCTTTACCAACTTTTGAACTGTATCNGTTTCCCAGATACGGATCATTAAATACACCAATGACAAAACACTTGTTATAAAAAACACGGTAGGCTCCATCCAACCCATCATTCCAAGGAACGTAGTTGT